TAATTATAGTCGTTCGATTTGACTGGACGGTAAAGTGACAATTTTGGCATACTTGTATTTATCGATAAAGGTTGACAATAAATATGGTCTGTATTATAATGATAATGTTCGTAAATTAGGAGCAATAATGGCAACTCGCAAGCGTAATACTGAGGATCATAGTCAAGTCAAAGCACTTAACCCAAGAAGTCCTGACACCAAATATATCGGTGAAGAACCACTTTTCGTACTACAACCCGATCCTGATCGCCGACTGAGTGCCATCACTCATGCATTTACTTGGTATCATACTTTTTACAACATAAAGAACTGTTGTGCCAAAGTCTGGACTTTCAAGGTCGTGTTGCGGATGCAAAGCAACTACGCAGGGTCGCAGACAATGAATTTATTATGACACATTGCTGGCTTGCTAGGATGAAATTGCGCGGATTGCAATTGACCGAGCATGAAGAAGCAACCCTAGAAAATGAGATTGCTAGATTGCTTAAGTGTGTACACAAACCCGAAGTTATCAAAGCCGAAGTCAAGGAAGATAATCGTCCCAATATTCAGGATGTACTGCGTAACAAAGCAAAAGATGCTGCAGGCGAACTTGAGGGCGTGTTCGATGACTTCATTCTGACAGGTAAGGCATCGTCAAAGGCTATCGATGTTGTTGCACGTTTCAACGTTGTGCCACAGCATGTCAGTTACATTGCCGATATCTGGAAAAAGAAACTAGAAGAATTTACAGAACTCCAAGGTGGTCTGGATAAACAATTGAATGAAGGCTACAACTATCTTACCAAGATTCAGGTACGAAACATCATCAAGTTTATTGAAGGTGTGTTGACCGATCTTAACGCATACATCAGCGTCAAGAAAGCCGCAAAAGCACCGCGCAAGCGTAAGGCAGTTCCTGTTGAGAAACTGGTTAGTAAACTTAAGTACCTCAAGCAATTCAAAGATGCTGCAAGTAAACTGGATCTTATCAGTATCAGCCCTGTGAAACTTCACGGTGCAAGTGAAGCATGGGTTTACGATACTGCAAAACGTAAACTGCATCATTACATTGCAGATGAGTATTCTAAGACCTTTACTGTCAAAGGTAACACACTTCTTGGATTCGACAGTAACAAGTCTGAGATTAAAACATTGCGTAAACCAGCAGAACAAATTAAAGAAGTTATGGGTAGCAAACCCGCTGCAAGGAAATTCTTTGCAGACATTAAAGCAGTAGCGACTAGCCCTAATGGTCGCTTCAACGAAAACATGATTATTCTGAAAGCATTCTAATGAACAAAATTGATCTAAACAAATATCAGGACTTTGTCCAAGCAGTTACCAGTGAAGCAAGTAACGATACTGCGGCTATGATTCGCAGGCTGCAGGAACTTGATGATCAACCCGACCTTAACATCAGTTTATTGATGACGGCCGCAGTTGGATTGGCCAGTGAAGGTGGTGAGTTTAATGAGATTGTGAAAAAGATGATCTTCCAAGGTAAGCCCTTTAATGAAGAAAATCGTTTTCATATGAAGCGTGAACTCGGTGATATCATTTGGTATTGGATTAATGCTTGTCGTAGCCTGGGCTATGATCCTAATGAAGTGATTGCTGAGAATGTAAAGAAACTTGAAGCACGATACCCGGGCGGACACTTTGACGCATTCTACAGTGAGAACCGCAAAGAGGGTGATCTTTAATTAACCGATGTTACCTGATAAATACAATATCAGGTAACATTTATGAGTACACCAAACCCTACAACAACACCATCTAATCTTACATTAGATGAGTTAAAGCAAGCACTTTTTACTAATTTAGGTTACCGTTTAGGTGACGGGATAATCGATTTAGAATTAGACCCTCAGCACTATAATGCTGCGTACAACTATGCAGTAAAAGTATATCGTCAAAGGGCACAAAATTCTACAGCAGAATCTTATACATTGATGACCACATTAAAGAATGTGGACACATATACACTTCCTGCTGAATTTATCAACGTTAGAAGTGTGTTTCGTAGAACAGTTGGTCTAGAGTCTGGACCCAGTAGTACAAGTTTTGACCCATTCAGTAGTGCTATTCTAAACACATATTTGCTCAACTATAATTGGGCAGGTGGAATGGCTACATACGATTTCTACGCTGGCTATGTTGAATTAGCAGCACGTATGTTCGGTGGTTACGTGATTTACACATTTGACCCAGTTACAAAAGTATTGCGTATTGTTCGTGATCCAAAAGGTTCTGGTGAAAAAGTTTTGATCTGGGCTGATGTACAAAGAACAGAAGAAGTCTTACTACAAGATCCGGGTGCAGGTGTTTGGATTGGTGACTTCACACTAGCAACATTAAAAACTATTATTGGTGAGGCACGTGAAAAGTTTAGTTCAATTGCTGGTCCGGGCGGTGGCACAACATTAAATGGTGCCGCTATGAAAGCCGAAGGTGCTAGATTACAAGAACAACTACTTGATGAACTAAAGCGTTATGTGGATTATAGTCAACCATTGACTTGGGTACAAGGTTAACCATTACACTTTTATTACGACACTCCTGTATTATAATAAGTAATACAGGAGTTTTTCTTTATGATTATAGGCGTCACAGGTTTTATTGGTAGTGGTAAAGATACTGTTGCAGATTATCTTTGCACATTTCATGGCTTCAAACGATTAAGTTTTGCAGCAAGTCTAAAAGATGCAGTTGCAAGTGTCTTTGGTTGGGATCGTGAGTTACTTGAGGGCACTACTAAAAACAGCCGTGAATGGCGAGAAAAACGCGATGACTGGTGGAGTGATCGTTTAGGTCAAGATATTACCCCACGTTGGGTATTGCAATACTGGGGTACAGAAGTTTGTCGTAATGGATTTCATCAGGACATCTGGGTAGCGAGTGTTGAAAACAAGTTACGGCAGACTACCGACAATATCGTAATTACTGATTGTCGTTTCTCCAATGAAGTAGAAGCAATCAAAAATACAGGTGGAATTACGTGTAGAGTAGAACGTGGCCCTAGACCTGATTGGTATGATGATGCTGTCAATCTAAACAAAGGTCCTAGACAGATTGGTTGGGCTATTGCTAAAGAAAAACTTAAAAAGTTGAACGTTCACGCAAGCGAATATAGTAGTGTGGGATTAGATTATGATCACTATATCGACAATAATGGTACGATAGATGATTTACATAAAACTGTGAAATCAATAGTCAACCTTTAAGTCTCCTCGCCTCCAGTTGACTTCTTTTTTCTTTACAACTTCTACACAGTTCAAACAAATACTACGTAAATTGATTAATTCAGCATTGTCTAGATTTCCATCTATGTGAAATACTGTAATTTGACTGGGATATAAACTTTTAAAACCGCATAAATCACATGTGGTTTTTTTCTTGTATCCTTTAGAACCCCATTTAGGGTTTCTAGGCTTTAATTTAGATTTCTTTCGTCCACATTCATCACACATACTTCTGTAGTGCGTGACTTCTTCTTTCTTGTAATTTACTGCACAAAAATTTTTGTTACAGTATTTGCACATAGGACGTTTCATAAACATATTTATTGCTTTAAAAACCTTCGAAGGTATGGTAACTGGTGCTTTTTTGGTAATATCGATAAATAATATTATGCATTTTAGGTGGTAAACCTCACAATTTTACATAAAGGAAAAATAAAATGGCACTAGTATCTCCAGGCGTAGAAGTAACAATTATAGATGAGAGTCAATATCTTCCGGCTCCATCTAACTCAGTACCTTTCGTATTATTAGCAACTGCACAGAATAAAGCAAATGCTGCAGGAACAGGTGTTGCTGCAGGAACAACAGCAGCGAATGCTAACAAACTATTCTTAGTAACAAGTCAGCGTGACTTAGTTAACTTATATGGTACACCGTTCTTCTATCAGACAACAAACGGAACACCAATTCAAGGTTACGAACTTAATGAATACGGCTTATTAGCAGCATATTCTGTTTTAGGCGTCACAAATCGTTGCTATGTTTTAAGAGCAGATATCGATTTAGCGAGTCTAGTAGGTCAAACTGGTCGTCCAACAGGTAATCCAGACTCTGGAACATATTGGTTAGATACTACTGATACTACATGGGGAATCTATGAATTTAATTCAGTGACTGGTAAATTTACAGAGCAAATTCCAATAGTTATTACTGACAGCGATGACCTTTCAGGTGGATTACCCTTGGCAAGTATAGGAAGTATCGGCGACTATGCAGTTAACTCTATTCAGTTAACTTCACCACAAAATTATGAGTTTTTCTATAAAAATGATGATAACGTTTGGGTTGTAGTAGGTAGCAGTGATTGGAGATTAAGTACCCCTACTATTCAGGGATCAAACTCTAATCCAACATTAACCGCAGGTAATACATTCACTGTAAACGTTTCTGGTTTATACACATTTACAATTACTGTTCCTGTTGCACCTAACAATACTGTTAGTGGAGTAGCAGCAGCAATCAACGCACTAGGACATACTAATATAAGTGCAGCGGTTAAGAATGGTAAATTAAACATTTACTCTAACCAAATTTTAACTTCTGGTGTTCCTTCACTAACATTAGCAAGTGGCACAGGAACTGCTCTTGCAGATTTAGGAATAAGTGCCAGTTCATATTATCAACTTGCCCTATCATGGGGAACATCAAGTCAAATGCCCTTATGGACATCTAGCCAACAATATCCTAGACCATCCGGATCAGTTTGGATGAAGGTAGGATCAGCAGGAAATGGACTAAGCCCTGTTCTATCTGTATGGAATGGAACTACACAGCGATGGGTAAGCAAAAACGTAGGAATGTATGTTTCCGATTGGGCAGCAGCATCTAATTTAGATGCAACAGGCGGACAAGCAATTCCTGCAGGTACCGTATATGGTCAATACACATTCAACGGTACTACATCAATCTCTCCTGTATTCTTATGGGAACGTGTTGCTACAGGACCTACAGTGGTAACAGGAACAGTAACTAACCCTTCGTTCACTAATGGCCCTTACTATATGAATGTGTTAGTAAGTCAACCTGGATCAACATCACTTTCTGGTCCATATAATTTCTCATTAGCCGACAATAGTGATGCTACTGATTTCGTAACAGCGTGGTATGCAGCGAATATACCATACACAACTGCTTCTGTGACTACAGACGGTGCTATTCAGTTAGTTCACACAGAAGGTGGAGAAATCTTATTAACTGATGCAGTAAATGCATCACATATTGCTATTAACAATAGCAATGGATTATTAGATGAGGCAGGATTAGAAATTAACTTATCTAACGGAGTTAAATATGGTTCACCTGTAACATCTGTCTTTAATGGTGTTGCACAAACAAGTACTTCAGGTACTGGTGTTAATGCTACATTCAATATCGTTACTCAAAACGTATATGTAGTCGCTGGCACTGGTGTAAGTGTACCTGGTTCAGGGTATAACGTAGGTGACACTATTACTATAGCAGGAACAACATTTGGCGGAACTAGTCCAGCAAATGATTTAGTTTTAGAAGTTGCTGCAACAGGTGTAGGTGGAGCAATATCCGCAGTTACATACATTAGTGGAGACACATCCGATAATTACTATCACCAGATAAGTAACTGGAGATACTTTGCGTATACCTCAAATGAAGGTGCTCCTGTAACCGCCCCCGCAAATAATACAAATTGGTTCTACAGCGTTGTAGATCAAGTTGATATTATGGTTCAAAAAGGAGGAGCATGGATAGGATACAAAAATACAGCGTATGATTCATCTGGTGCACCCTCAGCAACAGGAACAAACGCTACTGATCCAAATGGACCTATCATAAGCACTACCGAACCTACAACTCAAAGCGACGGTACTCCACTTTCATATGGTGACTTGTGGATCGACGTAAGTAATCTTGAAAATTACCCCGTTATCAGTCGTTGGGAAAGTGTAGACGGTACTAATAAGTGGGTATTAATTGATAATGCAGATCAAATTAGTTCTAATGGTGTCGTTTTTGCAGATGCACGTTGGGCAACTAGTGGATCAGTTAATCCAGCAAATGATCCTATACCAAGTATAGTAAGTCTATTGACAAGTAACTACTTAGATTTAGACGCACCAGAACCCTCATTATTCCCACAAGGTATGTTATTATTCAACACACGTAGAAGTGGTTATAATGTCAAACAGTATAGAGTCAATTATTTTAATAATGATAGATTCCCTGATGCTACATTACCTTCAGAAACAGACGCATGGGTAACAGCAAGTGGCAATCAAAGTAACGGTTCTCCATACATGGGTCGCAAGGCTCAAAGAGCAATGGTAGTTGAAGCATTACGTTCCGCAATCGATACTAATACATCGATACGTGATGAAGATAACTATTTTAACTTAATGGCTGCTCCTAACTACCCTGAACTACAACCTAACATGGTTGTGTTGAATGCGGATCGTGGTGAGACTGGTTATATTCTTGGTGATACTCCATTAGGATTGTCTGATCAGGCTACACAATTGCAAGCATGGGCTAATAACGAAGCAGGTGCAACAAGCACCGGTGAAGAAGGTTTAGTAACACGAAACACATATCTAGGATTGTTCTATCCAAGTGGTATAGCAAATGATTTATCAGGCAACCAAGTTGTTGTTCCTGCAAGTCACATGATGCTACGTACATTTATACGTAACGACAGTATTGCTTATCCTTGGTTTGCAGCAGCAGGTACACGTAGAGGTATTATTGATAACGCATTGAATATTGGTTATTTAGATAGACAAACAGGTGAATTCCAAGTTATTAAGACAAGAATTGGAACACGTGATGTATTGTATACAAATCAAATTAACCCATTAGTATTCTTTACTGGAGTTGGTTTACTCAACTATGGTAATAAGAATAGTTTCAACTCACAGTCCGCACTTGATAGAACTAACGTATCACGATTAGTTAACTACATGCGTAGACAACTTACTATTGCTGCAAGACCGTTCGTATTCGAACCTAATGACGCAATTACAAGAGCATCTATTGCAGGTGTAATTGAAACATTATTAGTTGACCTAGTTGCAAAACGAGGTGTTTATGATTACTTGGTGGTTTGCGATGAAAGTAACAACCCTCCAGCAGTAATCGATAGAAACGAATTGGTTGTATCTGTTGCGATTGAGCCAGTCAAGGCTGCTGAATTCATTTACATACCAGTTAGAATTCTCAATACTGGAGAATTACAGGCTAACAGATAAAATAGTGCCCAATGGGCACTATTTTTAATAT